CCCAACGACGATTACGCAAAGCGCTCGCGTCGGTCCTTTCCCATGCCTTATCTGTCTGCTTCGCTTGCCACCTTTGCGCCTCACGCACATTACGGTCAGACATCCGATCTGCCCGCTGCATAGTCTTAGTATCGCGCCTGTAGCCAAGCGTCGCAGCCTTGCGGTTGGCCTTGTTGGCCATCCGCCAGTTTTCTCTTTCCATTCGGTTAGCGTCCCGAGCGACATTTATATTCATTTCCTCTTCGCGGTCATAATCCCGCGCAGCGCCAGCAACGCCGCCGAGACCGCCAAGCAAGCCTGATGCAGTATCGCCGAAACCCAAAAGGCCCCCGGCGACCTTGCCAATCAGGCTGAAAGCAGAACTAAAAAGACCCATCAGTTGACCCTTTCACCGAACGAGGTTTGCGAACAGGCTTCGGCGGAGAACGCAAGACGCCCAAAATTTGTCTGAGTACAACCAGACACAAGACAAACAGCGCCGAAACCCACGCAAAAAACGACCAAAGAATAATATCCTCGACCATTCATTTCTTTCCTTTCTGACACCACGGAACGAACGGACGACCGCCGCCGTTCCCTTTATTGTCCGAAGGCCGACCAGCCTTCAAACAGGCTTGTTTGCTCACGCTCAGGGCCGGCTTCGCCTCACCCTTCGCGCGCGCAACTGTCTTCCCCGCTTCCACAGCCGCCGAAGACGGCGAAAGCGCCACCGTGGAAGCAGTCGGGGTGGGAACGTGGGACTGCACCCGCGACGGGATCACCCTATCGACGATCCCTTGCGGCAGCGGCGGCGTGTAGCGACTTGCTTTCAGCATGTACGCCTCACGCCGCTGACCGTCTGTCTTAGGCGCTTTGTCTACGACATACGCACCCGACGCCAGACGCTCTTTAGCCCACTTACTTACGGTCGATGAAAACCGAAACTCAGCAGCCTTTGGCCGCTGCACAATTTCCCGACCGACCGAAGGAGCCGACACAGAGGAACTAGCCCTCTTGTCCCGGCTCTCTCTCCTGCTCTTCCCCATGGCGCTTTCCTTTCAACCCAGATGCATCAGCGTACCGCTTTTGCAACTTCGCGTCAAATGTCCCCCAAGATACCTTGGGGCCACCACTTGCCGCGGCCTCAGCTTGCGCTGCCCTTAGCACCGCTTCGCGGCGCTCAATCAGGAACAGCGCATCTTCGGCCATGGCGTCCCGCGCAGCGATCCGCCTATCAAGCGCCTCAAGGGAAGAGACTATCGCATCACTGCGGCGCTCACACTCATCAAGAGGAGGAACGCCCGCAGCTTCGCACCATGCTTCTAGATAATTCAGCCGGGTTGTATTCGTCATAAAGAACAAATTGTTCTCATTACGAACCCACTGACCCGGCGGAGAATAGGAAAAATCAGGCGGGATCACACCCGCCTTCGCATCACGCTTCGCTTTCGCCACAAACCAATCATGCCCCAATGGGGGAAACTTGCTTTGTGTTTTCCAAATCTCATCCGATCTACCCTTAAGCATATACTTAACCGCATACCGCATGGCCTTTTCGGTCACAGCCCAATCCACTTCAATATGGCCGTGCGGCCAAAATTGCTTGTCGTGGCACATACCATGTGCCCACTCAGGCTTAGGCCCGCGACCGAAAAAGATACAATGATAATGGGCACGACCGCGCTTCGCGCCGTACTCCCCAACTATCAAATACCTAACAGAGAAACGAAGGCGCAGACGCTTCAAAGCGTCTTGCACATGCTTTTTCATAAGCAGCCTATGCGCCCCGTCCCGCTCACGCTCAGCACTGGGTGCATAAGTCAGGTTCACACAGACCGACCAATCGGAAACCGCTTGCTCACACAGCGACCGGCCAACGAGATCGTTGACCTTAACCTTGCGGCATTGCCAGCAGCCCCCACAGGGCAGCTTTATCCAGCGAACTTCATCGCCGGGGAGCCGCAAGCGAAAATCCATCATCGAGATGCACACGTTCGTTTCTCTCTGTTAGTAAAACTAATCGCCCTCAAGGTTTAGCGATTAGTTTGTGCCGCCGTCAACTACGTTGACGGCGGCACAAACACACAAGGAACAATGTTCCTACTTGGTACTGAAAAATGGGGGCAAACCCCCGTACCAGGTAGGAACATTGTTCCAAAAAACAGGCTCTCAGAAGAACAGCGCGCGGCCACATTGAAGCCGATCCAAAGGAGCTAACTGCAAACCGAGAGCCAAGCACCCGTCTAGGGCTTTCGCGGATCAATAGATCCGCACGCCCTGGACTAACTGTAACAAGGCAGGCAACCGCGCTTCGCGCGCACTTCGTGTAGATAGTTGCCAGCCATTCGCCGTATCCCCCGCAAGCGGGGGACCCCCTCAGCTCATCGAGGCGACTTACGCGCCTCTCTAGGGGGCTCACGCCCCCGCGCTTAGAGATCAAAGAACTTGCCATGCGTCACCGTCATCAGGTTGACACTTAAGCAACATCAGCGGCGTGAGCCGCACAGGTTGCTTGGCAAGAGGAGGAACAATAGACATGTCCAAATCATCCCAAAAGCACACCCCCGGCCCGCCGTTACCGACGAGCCAAGGAATAACAGCGGAACCCGCAAGACCAGTCTTCGGTTCCTCTTGAAACAACAAATGCGCAAGAAACGTCCATTCGTCCGAGCACAGCGCATCATGATACCGGCAATGCACAATCCTAAACGCCCGCCCTTCCCTATGTTCATAGGGAAAGAGCATACGCGGGCGCATTGCCATAGCATCCCGCACATACAGCGGGATACCCATAGCCTTTGCACGAGTCAACACCCGGCCCGCATGATAGCGCACCAACGGGTGAACACCGCGCCAATCGGCGCGACCCTGCAAAGGCAAATAATCGGCGGACCAAAAGCCGCCTTTCCAAACCAACCTCTGACGAGCCGTCAGAGAACGGAAATCGGGGGGCTCAAGCCCCCCGTCCCGGTAACGTGCAGTACAAGGCGGGTCGTCTGCATTACGCAGCGCCAGCGCCCTTTGATGCACGTCCAACCGCTCACTCATTCGCGCCCCCCTTAGCAAGAGCCTTACCAATGGCAACAGCCATCTTTTCGGCCTCTTGATCTCGCACAGCATCCGCCGCCTTTTCGTCGGCGATCCGCTTTGCCTCGGCGGACGCAGCCGCCTCTTTATCCATGCGCGCAAGCTTGGCAGCAATCAAAGCCTCACGGCCCGCCAGCTTCTCAGCGCGCAAAGACAGCTTTTGCTCTCGCAAAAGCCTTTTCAACTCAAGCACGGTTCCGTTAGAACCGGAAACGTCCGGCGAAGTATGGATAACACCCGTGCTTTCAACAGCAGCAGTACCAAACCACCGAACAACAGCTTGAGTATCTTTCGGGCCAACCAACTTATAAGTGTACGGACCATGAAGGCGAATATCAAACTTCGCCCCATGGCCGACACAAACAGACCCGAAACCCTGATCTACGAACAGGGAGCAAAACGCCGAAGCAACCAGCTTCAAACGGCCCTCAGGGCCTTGCGTTTCGCAATTCATGGGGGCATCCCCCCAAAGTGCAGTGTCAAACTTCATAGCACACCCCCTCAGTTATCAATGCCATCATCAATCCCGCCGTCTTCAACGGCGGAATAATCGTTGTTGTCTTCGGCAAGCACGTCGCCAATCTGTGTATTGCCGACCAAAACACAGCTATGCCGAACAACAAATTCGAAAGCAGGCGCCACCGTATCCGAAAACACGTAATTCGGAAACGGAGACGGCGCCAGCCAATGGTCATTCGAATAGACAGGGTCCACAACCTGCGCCTGCCAAATGGCCGACCGTTGCTCAGTATTAGGAGCAGACGGGTTAGCCTGATAGAACACGCCACCCAAACGGGTGAACTCGCGGTTCCATTTATTATTCATCGGCTCATAACCATAGGTGCCATTCGGCGCAGTATGCTTCGCATCGATGCGCCGATTCGGCACAACATCCACAGGCTCAGGATTTTGAATATCGCGAAGCGCATTCGGCAGAACGTCAGGCGAGAGGCAATGCAACCATTCATCCGACTGACGTTCATCAAGTTTCTCAGGGAGAACTTCGGCCGTGAAAATCACAACGCCGCCCGATTGCGTCACCGGAATATTGATAGACAACCCGGCAGACGCCCGACCGGTCGTAACGCTCTCATCGAGAGCGGTACTGTCAGTCGCAAAGCGCTCATTAAACCCAAAGGGCACCCGAACACTATCAAGCAGCCAAGGCCGCTTAAACATATCCTCAGGCACAGCCAAACCTTGCATCAAATGCGCAAGAATAGTCTCATCAGAGACAAAGCCCGTAGGATCATTACCAGCATACGCAGCGCGTAGCTTCGCAAAGGCTTGAGTTGTCCGAGCCTTGTCGATCTCCGCAAGGCTCGTCACAACCGTTTCGCCCGCGAACGTAGCCGCAACCGTACCCTTACCCCCGCCAATCTTCACCGCAGTGAAGCGCGGGGAAGTAGGTTGCGGATTCGCGTCGAAATCGGTTCCCGTATCGCGCCAGGTATGGCCCGACTGGACATCGGTCGAATACATCAAACCGGCAACAGGAATCTGTCCAGATTGAATATCCAAATCCAATTCACCGACAACTAGCGCTTGCTCATAGTCGGGAACGACTTGAGCAAAACGCCCAGACGGCCAGAACGCGCGAGGGAACGAAAGCGCTTCGGCAGCATCTTCGCTGAAATACTTCCGCCGCGCGATCTTGGAAGAATGCGCTTGAAGCCGGAAATTATAAATCAGCGAGAACGCGTCAATAACGTCAGTATGGACAGAAGACCCATTCCACAGATGAATGCCAAGCGTTTTGAAGAAATCGCTATTAGCGACATTCGCAGAAGGCGTACTCAAAAAAAACTGCGGAGGTTGACGATCCGCAACCCCGAGAGCCTTCATAGGCTCACCAGTATAGGAATGCGCGAACTCATCCGTCCCGTTGAATTGCGGGTGAATGTGCTTCGGCACAAACCACGCTTGCACATTCAAAAACACCGCATTCAGAAGCGGACGCGGCATTTCCGCAAGCGAAAAATCAACCGACACCCGACCGGAACAGCTATCGCCCCGGAGAACGGGAACATAACCAATCGGCATAACCACGCCAGCATTACCGCTGGACATAAGCACACCTTGCTCTTTACGTTGCGTCCGCTGGAACGCAACAGGAGCAGTAGATTGACGAGCCATAGGCTTTCCTTTCAGTAGGAGTTAATAAAGAACGGGTCGACATACGCACGCGGAATAGCCGTAGGGCTATCCTCAAACTCATCTTTCGACAGACGAGGTACAAACACACGCTCATTCGGATTCCCCGAAGAGGTGAAAGGCCACGACGCCGGATCACGCCCGGTCGACTCAAGCCAAGGATCAACAATGCGATTGCGAATCGCCGTGCCAATAGTCCCAAGAGCCACACCGGCACCGCCGAAATAAGGCTCTTGGTCAGGTGACATCATCACATTGGCAGGAACACCGCCAGTAATCATGCGGATGATCTTATCATCTATCTGACCGAAAAGACCGGCATTCAACGCCGGAGTCTTTTCCATAGGCCGACTCGGATCATAGGGTGAAGGCATCCAGGGCTCAGGCATCTCCGAAGTGGACCAACCCAAATTCGGGTGAGGTGCCCACATAGATTGCCCGAGACCAGAAACCCGCGCATTACCAGTAGGCGCGGCCTGTGGACCCAAAGACGGACCAGCACCAGCCAAGGACGGGACCACAGGCTGACTCAAGCCAGCCCTAGCCCTTTCCAATTCGATCTTAGCAATGTCCATTGCCATCTGATCGTAAGCCCGCTCTTGGGCGGCTTCGCCCGTGACCTCACGGCCCAATTCGTCAATCGCACCAGAAATAGCGTCATTCGAAGCCAAGGCCGGGACGTGCACAGGAGCACCATACCCGGCCATAGGAACAGAAGAAGAAAACGAAGAGACCGGCGCAGCGCCAACACCCGGCGACGCGCCATAGCTGGACGAAGACAAACCGCCAGCACCCGGCCCAACCATAGAACCCATGCCAAGCACTGTAAGCGGATTAAACCCGCCACGCTTGGCAGCAATCCTAAGGTTTGCAAATTGGTTAAGTTGATCCTCTTTCGTCTTTCGATAATCGGTCAAGGCCCAACGACGATTACGCAAAGCGCTCGCGTCGGTCCTTTCCCATGCCTTATCTGTCTGCTTCGCTTGCCACCTTTGCGCCTCACGCACATTACGGTCAGACATCCGATCTGCCCGCTGCAT